AACAGCTTGCCAATGAGATTGACACAGAAACCAAAAAGCTGCTGGGGTCGGTTGTACCATTGGCAATAGACAAACTAACCAAGCTGGTCAATGACGACAAAATCTCGCCAGCAGTACGGCTAGGGGCAATCAATAGCATACTAGATCGGACAGGTTACCAAACCATTCACAAGGTGGAAGATGTAACCAAACAGCGTAGTGATGAAGAACTACAGACAGAACTGCAACACTTGCTGGCTGGGCTGGGGTCTAGTGATAAAGACATACAACATTAACCCTGTATGCTTCACACCTATATATAGGGGAACACACGGCACGCATCCCACGTAGCCCACAACACCCACGAAAAAGCGTTTACTCCACACACACACACGCACCTGAGCAAAAGGCAGGGGCACTGGCCTGCTGGTCTTGTAAATAGACAGGGGCAGGGGTGGTGCATTACGCATAGCCACAGCAAATGTGCAGCCCACGCAACGCAGGGCACGCAGGCAGAAAAAAATGCACGCAGACACGGCCACGAGCCACCCCCCACCCCCCAAAACGCTGTCGTCTGTACAATACAATGGGTCTTTCCACACAGCGTAGGGATATTTTGATATTAACATAGGTTAATTGTGGCAAAACAAATGGACTAAGGTTAATTTATCGTATATATTGCTAATTATGGGCGACAAGGCATGGAAACAGCGTGAAAGAAAGGTGGCTGCATTTTTTGGTGGTGAGCGTAACGCTTTGTCAGGTGGCAACAGCAAGATAACAAGGGCAGACGTTATACACCCCACGTTATTTGTAGAGTGCAAACTGCGTAAAAAGCATAGTGCCGTGTCATTGTGGGATGATACAAAAGTGCTTGCAGACAAAGAAGGCAAGATACCTGTCATAGCCCTGTGTGAAGCAAATCGAAAAGGCCATTGGGTAATGTGCCATAGCGATGACCTTCATCAATTGTTACAAAATGTTACAAAGGGCAAAACGTGAGTGCATTACAACAAGCAGTAGAGATTGCAAAAGAATTAGAGCGTAGACGTGCTACTAATCAACTAAAGCACTACAAGCCATACAAGTATCAACGAAAGTTTCACAATACAAAGGCACAGCAAAGACTATTGATGGCAGGCAATCGTGTCGGCAAGTCATGGTCAGGTGCTATGGAACTGGCTATACATCTTACAGGGCTATATCCTGAATGGTGGGATGGCAAACGTTTTACTAGACCTATTAGGGCATGGGCTGGTGGTGCATCAAACGAAACAACACGTGACATATGCCAAAAAGAATTATTAGGACAGCCTGACGATCCTAGTGCTAGGGGTCAGGGCACAATACCATTAGACTTGATAGGCGATACGGTGCGTAAGGCAGGTGTGCCTAATGCACTAAATAGCTGTGTAGTAAGACACGTGACAGGTGGCTATAGCCGTCTTGCATTTAAGGCTTACGAAATGGGCAAAGAAAAGTGGATGGGTGAAAGTTTGGACGTTATATGGCTAGACGAAGAACCACCATCATCAATATACACACAATCACTAACACGTACTGCTGACAGGGGTGGCATTGTCTATATGACGTTTACACCTGAAAACGGTATGACAGAAACAGTGGCACAATACATAAATGATATACGTGCTGGGCAGGCACTAATACAGGCAACGTGGGATGATGCCCCACACATGACAAAAGAAGTTAGGGATCAGATCCTAGCAGCGTTACCACCACATGAACGTAAGATGCGTGAACAAGGCATACCACAACTAGGTAGTGGTCTTGTGTTTCCTATGGCAGAACAAGACATGATTTGTGACCCTATAGAAATACCTAGTCATTGGCCTAGGATATGTGGTCTTGATTTTGGATGGGATCACCCAACGGCAGCAGCATGGGTAGCGTGGGATAGAGATAGTGACATAATCTATCTGTATGACACATACTCAATGCGTCAAGAAGCTGTGCCAATACACGCTAGTGCTATAAAAGCACGTGGTAACTACATTCCTGTGATTTGGCCTATGGATGGTAGGCAAGCTGACAAAGGGTCAGGTAAATCATTGACAGAACAATATAGGGCAGAAGGCGTGAACATGACACGTGAACACTTCACAAATCCACCACAACAAGGTCAAAAAGAAAACACAGGTGGAATAAGTGTTGAAGCAGGTATTATGGAAATGTATACAAGGTTTCAGACTAATAGATTGAAAATTTTTAATAATCAAAGTAAAGTGTTAGAAGAATTACGTATGTATCATAGAAAAGATGGTAAGATCGTAGCACAACATGACGATGTTATCAGTGCTTTTCGTTACGCAGTAATGAGTATACGTAAAGCTAGAGTAAAAAATTATGAGCCGATGCAATACTCTAGTGATAATGAGTTTAGTGTATTTGCATAGGTTCAGGAAAGGATAGTTATGGGTGGTGTAGCAAAAATTATTAGGAAGGCAGTAAGTGTTATTGCACCAAAACCTAAAGTAGTGCAGGCCGTACAAAAAGTGCAGACACAAGCTAAGTCTGTAAAAAGTGCTGCTGCTGCAACCAAAGCAAAAGCTGCAAGTGGTGCAGGTGGATCTTTGTATGGCACTAACATGAATATGACAGGTGCAGAAGGTGTGGAAGAAGAAGCACAAACTGCAAAAACTGCATTAGGTGGTGGAATGGACATGGAAGCTGGTAAGCCAAAAAAGAAAAAAGGTAACGAAGTAAAAACTGCTTTGGCTGGTTAGTAGGTTGAATGATAGTAGCAAATGTAAATGATGATGTAAGAAAAATAGCATACGATTGGCTTGCACCTAGGGCGTATATTATGCGTGATATGGAACATACTGATCGACATATTATGTTTGCAGAAGAAAAAACACCTGATGTTCCGTTAGGTGTTATGTTGTTTTCAGATTATGACGGACACAATATCTTTGTGCATCTTGCAATAGATAATCCACGTGTTTGTCAGCGTAGATTTATAAAACTTATGTTTGATTACGCATTTAAACAATGTAAGTGTCATCGTATGACAGCGTTGTGTAAAGATGGTTATGAACGCAATGAAAGGTTGCTATCAGGTGTAGGATTTGTAAAAGAAGGTATTGTGCGTGATGCATTGTACGATGAGAAAAAAAACGTATGGATGAATGGTGCACTTTACGGAATGTTGAAAGGGGAATGCCGATGGGTATGAAACGTGCACCAGCAATGCCCCCACCTGTAGACCAATCGGTTGTTGACAGGACTGCTGAGAAAGAAGCCAAATTTGAAAAAGAAAAACAAAAAATGGCTGCTGCAAAGGCAAAAGGTCAATATGGCACTGTGCTAACGACAGGGATGGGCGTTGAAGAAGAAGCAGATACAGCGAAAACAGCCCTAGGGGGTACGTTATCGTGAATGAAAAATTTGATTACATAAAAAAACGTTATGAAGCCATGAAAACTACACGTGGTACGTGGGAAGATCATTGGCAAGAAATATTAGATTACGTTATGCCACGTAAGGCAGACGTAATTACAATGCGTACAAAAGGTGAAAAACGTACTGAAATATTATTTGACAGTACAGCCATACAAGCAAACACATTGTTGGCAGCATCACTACAAGGTACATTAACATCCCCATCGTTGCCGTGGTTTTCTATAAAACTACGTGACAAAGAACTAAATGAAAATGAAGATGTAGCACGTTTCTTAGAAGATACTGCACGTAGAATGTATGATGCATTTAACGATAGTAACTTTAACACAGAAGTGCATGAAATGTATCTTGACCTAACGTCAATAGGTACAGGTTGTTTGTTTGTAGAAGAAAGTAAAAAAGGTTTTGATACTGATGGCGTACATTTTAACACTTTACATTGTGCAGAGTTTTTCATCCAAGAAAACATTAACGGATATGTAGACACAGTATACAGACGTTACAAAATGACAGCACGCCAAGCAGCACAAGAGTTTGGTGAAGATGTTGTTGGTGAAAAAATTGTAGAAGCACTAAAGAAAAAACCTGAACAACAATTTACTTTTATACACGCTGTTGAGCCTACAGAAGATTACAAAAGGGCACATGGCGTGCAGCAAGGCATGACACAGCTACCATTTCATAGCTGTCATGTTTGTGAAGAAGATAAAATGGTTTTACGTACAGGTGGTTATAATGAGTTTCCATACCTTGTACCTAGATGGTCTAAGGCAACAGGCGAAATATACGGCAGGTCACCATCATACAATGCGTTACCTGACATTAAAACACTTAACAAAGCAGTCGAAATCGGTCTTAAAGCGTGGGCGAAAGCCATTGACCCCCCACTTTTGGTACAGGATGACGGTGTTATTGGCAGAGTAAGAACAACACCAGCAGGTATAACAGTTATTAGAAACGATGGTGCAATCAAACCATTGCAGGTCGGTAGTAACTGGCAGATTACAGATTTGAAAGAAGGGCAACTGCGTACAGCAATACGTCAGGCGTATTATAGTGACCAGTTACAATTGCAAGAAGGGCCACAAATGACTGCAACAGAAGTGCAAGTAAGGTACGAACTGATGCAAAGACTGCTTGGCCCAACGCTAGGACGTTTCCAATCAGAATTTTTGAACCCACTAATTGAACGTATGTTTGGTATTATGTTGCGTGCAGAAGCACTGATGCCGTTGCCTGAAGTTATACAGGGTGCAAAGATAGACATTGAGTATGTTGGCCCACTAGCAAGGTCACAGCGTATGGAAGAAGCAAACGCTATAGACAAGCTATACCAACTAGCGATGATGGTAGGCCAAATAGATCCAGCAGTTATGCAAAACATAAATCACGATGCAGCTATTAGATTGCGTGCAGAACTACTTGGTGTGCCAAAAACTATTATGCGTGGTACTGACGAAGTACAAGATATGCGTGAAGCACAAGCAATGGCACAACAGCAAGCAGCAGAAATGCAAGCACAACAAGAAGCTGCTGCACTAGGTAAAACACAAGCAGAAACAGCTAAGATTGTAGCTGACCCTGATACACAAGGCGTTATGGGTCAAGCAACAAAAGAAGCTGAAATGATGATGGATCAAGGCTAATGGATTGGATAAACGCAGACCTTATCGAAGCTATAAACAATACATCATGGGTAGATGGCATAGGCACTATAGTGGTCTTGCTGTTAGCTTATGCTGGATATAAATGGATAAAAAATAAATTCAAATGAGCGATCAAGAAGATTTTAACAAAGAACACAAACAGCTACAAACGGATTATGTAGCAACGTTTAGCACCCCTGAAGGGGAACGTGTACTACAGGATTTGCAAGCTGCATATGGCGACAGGATTAGTTTTAGCAGTGATCCATACGCTACAGCTTACAAAGAAGGGCAGCGTAGTGTCTTACTACGTATTAACAATCTGCTAAAACAACGAAAGGACGAAGGGTAATTATATGTCAGAACAAGAACAGGCCGTTCAAACCGAACAGGCAACCCAAGAAGCTAACACATTTCTAGGGTCTGAAGGTAGCAGCGATAACCTATCAAACGATTGGAAATCACAACTTCCTGACGATCTAGCGAATGACCCTACGCTTCAAAACTTTAAATCACCAGCAGACTTGGCAAAGACTGTCGTGCACCAGCAAAAACAGCTTGGTAGCCGTATACCTATGCCAAAAAACGATGAGGAACGTGCAGAACTATATAGCAAGTTAGGCCGACCTGATGAAGCTGGTGCATATGAAATCAAGATCCAAGATGGCATGGAAAGTTATTTTGGTGAAGCAGACCTAAATGAGTTTAGAAATGTTGCATTTCAACTTGGATTGTCACAAGCACAAGTATCAGGTTTGATTGATTATCAACACAAAGCTATTGGTAATTCATTAGAAAATGAACCTGATATGCTAAAAGCACAAGCTGCTGAAACCATTTCTAGTATGAAACAAGAATGGGGATACGACTACGATAAGAATATGCGTGCAGCAAAACGTGCAATGCAGGTTTATGGTGATGATGAAATTATGCACCTAGTTAACAACACAAGTGCAGGTAACGACCCTGCTGTTATTAGAATGTTTGCTAGGATTGGTGAAACAATCACGGAAGATATGGCACAAAACACGCAGAATAATAGTCTTGCAGTGTCGCCATTGGATGCAAAATCAGAGATTGAAGCAGTATATGCAAATCCAAAGCATCCATACTTTGACCCTAAACATCCTGAACACAAACAGGCTGTGGCACGTGTGCAACAATTACATGAAAAAGCATATGGCGTTTAAAAAAAAATATGCTATAGTAATGGTACAGCAATAGCCCCTTAATGGATAAGCATACGCTGTAGGCATGATGCCTTAAAAATCCGTATGGGTGGTGCGTAACTGCCAAGGTTTCCCAGCGATGGATAAAAACCGTGAAAATGTAAACTAAAACGAAAGAGAGGTGTACTATGTCAGTACAGATCACAACTGCTTTTGTAGAACAATACAAAAGTAACGTGTTCCACCTTGCCCAACAAAAGGGTTCTCGTCTTAGAGATTGCGTTAGATCAGAAACGGTAACTGGGAAATCGCATTACTTTGAGAGAATTGGGTCAACTGCTGCGTTGAAAAGAACTTCACGCCACAGCGATACCCCAAGAGTGGACACACCACACAGCAGACGAAAAGTCACAATGGATGACTTTGATTGGGCAGACCTGATCGACCAAGAAGATAAGGTTCGTATGCTAATAAGTCCACAGTCCGAATATGCACAAGCTGGTGCATGGGCTATGGGTCGTGCAATGGATGATACGCTAATCGCAGCAGCTACAGGAAACGCCTTTGGGGGCGTGGCAGGTGGCACTACGGTAGCACTACCAGCAGGGCAAAAGATTGCTCACGGCAGTGCAGGGCTAACATTGGAAAAGTTAATTTCAGCCAAAGAACTATTGGATGCAAATGACACTGATCCTGATGAGCCACGTTACATCGTTGCAACATCAAAACAAATGTCAAACTTGCTTGCACTTGAAAAGGTTACGTCAGCCGATTATGCGACTGTCAAAGCCTTAGTCCAAGGCCAAATCGACAGCTACTTAGGTTTTACCTTCAAGCGAACCGAAAGGCTTACACAGGACGCAAATGGCAACAGACAAGTTTTGGCTTTCTGTCAATCAGCATTAGGTCTTGCTATCGGTGCAGATATTACAACAAAAATATCTGAACGTGCAGACAAGAACTATGCAACACAGGTATTTCTATCTATGACAATCGGTGCTACTCGTATCGAAGACGAAAAAATGGTAGAGATCGCTTGTAACGAATAATAGGGAGGATTAATAATTATGGCTTATTCAGTACAAAAAACTAAATGGTCGCAAAATAATCCGACTGAAAGGGTAAAGACTAACGAACAAGCTGGTAGATTAAGAGTTGCTTATGCTACATACGAAGCATCAGCAGAACAATCTACTATCGAAATGTTCAATTTACCTAATGGTGCAAGGATTGTTGCGGGTTATTTAGGACATGATGCTTTGGGA